CCTTACCTTGAACAACTACGTTTGCAAAATCATTTGATGCCACATCATCACTCAACATACCTAATGTGTTTGCTGAGTTTGCATCATCTTCCCAACTTGCTGTGTCAAATAACGGATTATCACCATTGGCACCAACAATTCTTACAATTGTACCTTTTGTTAAAGTACTTGCGTTATTGTTCTTACCAACTACGATTAAGTCATTAGCAATTGATGCAGTTGCAGCGTTGGTTGCAAATGATGATGATGTAGCATTACTTGCATATGATGATGATACCGCATAATTTGAGTAAGATGAGGATACCGCTGTTACACCTGTTAATCCACTACCATCTCCGTAGAAACTACCTGAGATGACAATAGATGACGTTGATGCTTGCATTGGTATTCTGTTACCAAGACCATCGGTTACATATTGAAGTGTTGAAGTAACACCCGTTGTTGCGTTCTCAAGGTTTAATAAACCCTGATACGATTGTGAGACATACTGATTAGTTAATTGACCCATATCTTAATTTTCATATTGTTTTATACGTTCTTCCATTCTTTTGAAATTTCATTCCATAATTCAGCCAATTCATACCATTTCTTATTTGGTGTAATAAATGGTCTCTCAGGTAAATCACATCTGTTGTAATCAAAAGGTTGTGTTAATTGAATGTTCATAATCCAACCAGTTAATATTGTCTCATATTCCTCAAGGAACGGTTCAACACTTGCTGGCCATACACTCTCATATTCTGATAAATATAACGTTGTCATTATATCTTTCATAATCTCAAGGGTATCACTCATTACATCTCTTTGGTTGGAGTAATCACTATTAAGTTGGTCTGTTACAATTATTTGGAAATTATAGACTAACTCGTTTTGATTTAGTAATGTATCACCAGGTATAACATACATTCTTGTATATCTTGGTTCCTTTTTGGTTAATACATCCATTGTCAATTGGGTTAAGTCACCATATCCAAATGAATTGATTTGTTCGTGGTTATTTGCAAAATCTTCTAAGTCCTCTATTACTTGTTTATAATTTACTAAATTTACTGTTGCTGGTAATGTGAAACCTGATGTAATTGGTATTACACACTGGTTATAATCAAATGGTTGTTCTAATGTGATGTTCATTGTCCACCCACCCAAAATCGTTTCATACGCTTCAAGAAACGGTGTAACGTTTGGACCCCATTCAGGGGTATAATACAAACTAAAATCTCCATATTCTGCTGTATAAGATTGATATATAATTGTGAATATGTCTTTTGCAATCTCCAATGTATCAGACATAACATCTCTTTGATTGGAATAATCTTCATTAATTCTATCTAATATAATAATGGAAAAGTCATATAATAATCTGTTCTCATCTAATCTGACACTTCCTGGCACCACATACATTTTTGTATATACAGGTTCCTTCTTGGTCTCAATGTCCATTGTAATTTGTGTAATGTCACCGTAACCAAAAGAATTAATTTGTGGATGGTAGTAAGCCATTCCACTTAAATCCTGTATAATTTGTTTATAATTTGTCATCTATAAAGAAATATAAAATAATTTATGTTGTATTATGAAATTTGACCTTGTGCTCGTTTTGTTTGTAGTTCTATGTGTTTTTCCTTTTCTATTATATAGGATAACTGATTTAGGACTTCAACGATTGTTTTTTCTGTAACTTCTGTATGTCTTGATATGTCATCTTGAGCAACTCTGTTAAGAACCAAGTACCATCCAAATCTTTCTTCAAAAGACTTTTCATAAGGATTTTTCTCATCTTCCATAGCACTCTTAATTGCATCCAACTTATCTTCATCCAACTCGTCAAAGATATTGGGGTATAATTTGAAACATTCTCTGCGAACTTGATAAAAAAAAACTGTGCCCCTAAAGCCACCTCTACATCTAATTTATTTTTGAATAACTCAGCCCTATCTTCTAATGTCTCCTGTGTGTATTTTTCTATTTGGAACTTCTTCTTATCCTTTGAGATTATCGGTCTATATAAGATTGCTGTGATAATATGTAAGTAATCCAATACTTCCTCAGGTTTCTTTGTCATAAGTGTATCAAGGTCAGCAAACTCACCAAATGACATTTTTCTCCATGATGGGATAAATCCATATTCAACACCGTCTAATTCAAATTTGTCAACGAATGCTGGTGTGTCTATTGGTAATATGGAATATATCTGTGTAAATACAAAGTCCACTTTCTCCCTTTCAGCTTCCATTAGTTTCTTTTGTGGAGCACCAGTTAGGATATTAATTAATTTTGTTGCAAAGTAATCGTCATCAAACAATCCTTTGACCTTGTAAATCTTTACATAATCACCTAATGTGATGTATGATGGTATTTTATATTCTGTACCTTCTAATTCAAATGTTAATTTCATATAAATGATATTGAGTATTTTCCTGTTGTTTTATGTGATTTAACCTCAAAGTACATTCTCATCATCAATGCATCAGATAAGTCAGGGGATTTTCCCAATATTCTTTTCATATCATCTTTTGACATCACACCTACTTTGTTGTCTTTATCTACATCTTTTAATTTTATTGCTAGTAATTCCTGTGTTAAATCTTCCACCACTGCTGGTTCTAATATGTTTAAACTAATCTTCTGTTCTCTAAACATCTCAGATAGTTTTACATAACATTGTGATTTAAGGTTTGTAAAGTTCTGTTCATGTAATGGTCTTGCATTGTTCACAAAGTTCTGTCCCTTAATCTGGTCCGCAACACCGCCTCCCACGCCATCACTATCAATAATTACTTGTTGTGGATGTATTCCGTGAAACTTCATTAAGTCCTGAATTTCGGACGATAATTCTGTGGTGGATAGTTTCCTATATACATGACAAGATATGACCACCATACCCACCCAAATCATTACCACGGACCTATCATCACCAAATCGTGCAACGTCCACTGTCATATACTTCTTATCTTGTGGATTTGGTTCTAATTTATATATACAATTGGTTATTTCATCAAACTTGAATAAACTATCATTGTCATCCATATAATCCCAATCACCTTCCAATAATCTCTTACGTTGTTGTGGTGGTAATTCCTTTAACATCTCTATATATGATGCTGGTAAGTGTGGGTTATCCATTGGTAAACTTGGAATGAATACTTGATTGTCTTGTAGTCTTTCCTGTATGAATGGTATATAAAAGTCTTTCTTAATCCAATTGTTAGATGGGTTACAGGTCATTAGGACCTTAGGTGTTAGATTATATTCGTTTAGTTTATATCTTATACGTGATTTAACAATACTGAACGCTAGTGATGTAATCTGTGCAGCCTCATCAATGAATGCTGCCGATATTTCCAATGAACCTAAACTATCATAGTTAGGGTCTGATGGATTGTATGCTAAGTCCTTGAATATTATCTCTGAACCATTATAGAATGTTAATACATTACTCTGTCCATTGAAGTTAAAATGTTCACCACTTCTCATACCCATAGAACTTAATAAGTCAAATAAGGTGTTAAGTGTGGTTAGTTTTAATTGTGTTAATACAGAACGACCTATTAAACATCTAATACCTTTATGATTTAAACATAGGGTTGTAATCCATAAACATCCCAACCATGACTTACCACCACCAGCAGATCCTCCAAATAAAACTATATTAGTCTTATCATCGGTTAAGTATTTCCACGCTTGTGATTGTCTTTTAGTTGGACTGATTGTTATTTCCATATTGTTTTTGAAATTGTTCTAATTCCTTTTTAATATCTTCTTCAGACATAGTTTTAAATCTTTCCATTGTTTCTCTGTGAATTCTTGCAATGATTTTAGCTCTATCTCTTTCTTGTTGTCTTTTTATTCTTCTATTGATTGACATACATTCTTGATGGTTTATAGTTCTTTCCCGAATTATTGTGTTCCAAATGGACAAACATTAGGTCCTTTGGTAAAAACTTATAACAGAAGTAACTGTTATTGAATGATGATGTGTTACCATCAAAGGATACTTTCTTATCCACAATTAACAATTGTAATTCCTTATCTAAAAAGAATTGACCTACTTCCTGATAATTTAATATTGGTAATCCCATCACCATAGCAAATGGTTTACCCAACTTATATAATCTATCCATCACCTCTAACTTCTTTGTAAATGGTGGATTGGATATAATGTAATCGTAATATGGTGGTTCAAATTCAAAGAAATCATAACCATCTTGTATATGACTATAAATTACTTTATGACCTGCCATTGTAATCATTTGAACAAACTCACTATCAAACGTATCAAAAGGACACCACACAACTGAATTATGTGTAATGTACTTAAGAATTGGTTCTACCAGTATTGATGGTGTGTAATATTCATCCTTGTCATTTAATCTATAATATGCTGTATTCATATATATGGTAGGTCAAAAACGAAGTTTTACGCGTCCCTATGTTAAATTTTTTTAATCTGTTAGGTTTATGTTAATACTGATTGGTTCACCGTTAGATGTGATGTCAATCTTTCTCTGTTCCAAACCATACAGTTTATTTATGTCTGCTAAGGTTTCACGTTCCACCCTCTTATTGTTGTCAATTCTGGCCCTACTAAGTAAGTCAAAGTACCTACTGAGTTGTTCAGAGATGATTTCTTCTGTCTTTTCTTCAAATCTGGCTTTAATTCTATCTTTACAATCTTTCCAAATAGTTTCAGCCGCACGTTCTGTGATACCCCACTTCTTGGCACCTTGTTGTCTAAATTCTGTGTACGAGAGTTTTTCATAGAGTATCATTTCAAATGCTTCAGGTATTCTTTCCTCATATGTTGCAATGTTGGATTTCCTACCACCTTTATTTTCTTTTTCCATTATACTTTTAGTTTAAGTTCATTTTCAATATATGACTTTAACTTTCTTGCTTGTGTGTTTACACATACCTTACATTCCCAATCAAAGTCCTCATTGAATATTGATTTATATACTTCATTAACGAATGGTCTTTCTTCTAATTTAATTCCACTCAATAAATCGTATGCTAGTTTAACCTGTTGTGGGTCAAATGTTATTACTTCCTCTATTACTGGTTCTAATTTTGTTACTGGTTTCTTTTTCTTACAAGTTGTACATCCCATATGTATAAATATTAATTTTCTTGTTTATCTTTCTCAATTGTTATATCTCCACCATTCCATTGGTTTAATTCCTGTGCGTGTAGTTCTTCAGGTGTTTGTGGAATTTGTATTACCTGTGGGGTTGAAGTTATTACCTGAGGTTCTTGTCTTACATTCTTTTTACAATTACATCCCATTGTTTCTAATTTTAGTTACTATATTCTTCTTATGTGCGTGTAACACTCCTTGATAATCTATATCCAAATGTGGAAACTTATAGTAATCCAATTCATACCCATTATCCCTTAATAAATGTTCACAGGACAACAAACAAGATAGGTTATGATACTCTATACCAATGTGTCTAATTCCGTCCAAATTTGAGGGGTTAATTGCGTTTAGGAATATCTCTGAACCTTCCACATCAATCTTCATTACAGTTGGTTTTACCGCTGACATGTATAAGTCAAACTTTTCTGTTCTATCCACCCAATCCATAATGTTAATGAAGTTCTTAACCACAAAGTTCTGTTTGAACCAGTCATATGATTGTTGACCAGGATCAACACCATATACCATCTTGGCTCCTTTCTGAACCCAATACATTGGTGTTGGTAAGTATTCTTGATTGTTTATTCCACATCCTAAGTCTAAGATGGTTTCGTTTTCTATAGGTAAAAATCCCCAATGTTCTTCAGGGTTTTCTGTTTTGATATACCCTTTAATGTCTCTACTCATTTGTTTTTGTATATATGTTTGATTTTATTAATTCCTTACTTTCTTTAAGATACCTACTAATTGATGAGATTGGGATACGAGTTTGTTTGGATACTTTCTTCATACTACCCAAAGTCATATACATTTCAAATAACGATTTTCTAAACCAATCAAGTTCACACCAGCTCTGTTCTAATATATCAAATAAATGTTGTTTTTCAAACTCTAATTGTGTATCATCAACCAAATCATATATCTCATCTATGTTTGTATATCTACTAGTTTCTTTTCTAATCTTATAATAGAACGGTGATGTCTTACTGTGCCAGTTAATTCTAATAACAGATACAATGTAATACTTCATCTGTTCGTTGGAATATTCTTGTAATACAATGTTATTCTTATTGTATAGTTGTAATATTACCTCGTGGAATAAATCGTTTGTTAATTCATGGTTCTTAGTTATTTTCTTTGTAATACCAAGTAATTCGTAGTAGTTGGTGGTTATATATCTCTCTATCTCTTTATTCATTAATAATTTGTTTTATATCCATCAACACCTGACACACCTCATAGTTCTCATCTATCTCATTTGAATAAATTGAACTATCTAACAAATGTTCCAATACATCCATTCTATTTAACTTTGGACTTATCTGTTGGTCAAGTACCGTTATTATTGCGTCAACTATAGTTAGACATACCTCCCTTTTTACTTCAGGGGATAAAGACCAGTAATCTGATGGTATCTCTAACTCACCTACCTTAATTGATTTATCCATAAATCTTTAAATATTTGTATACGGTTATATCACTTATTCCTAACTCTTCTGCTATCCTATTTCTTGTCCAACCTAATTTATTGTATTGAACCATTCTTTCTATTAAAGTCTCTGTTATCTTTATACCAACCTTTTTTATCTTATATACATGAGGGAAATATGGTTTACCATCTACAATCTCTTTCCAACCTGGTTTAGTCCATATACCCGTTGGTTCATCATATATATAACCCAATTGTTCCATTAAGTTAAATGTACAATTCTTTTGAAATTCATCTGTATAATTATTTGGTATTGGTGATATTCTATCACTACCACAAGACTCTTGTAGTTCTTCTAAACGTTTACTCTTATCAAGTTCTTTTGAACATAGTTTACAACGATTGTTGTATATCTTATCTTTACTAGTATAAAATTCATCAATCAATTTCCATTTAGCACAAGTATTACACTTATGATAGTTGGGATTGTTCTGATAATATTTTTCAGGGTTTCTGTTCTTTAATCTATTTTGATATAGACATTCTGTACATTGCTTCCTTGTTCTCATCTTCTGTTGACTTGAATGCCAATATGTTTGAAATTGATTTTCTTCTTTATCTTTATCACAAACGTTACATCTCATAATATATAAATACTTTGGTTTTGAGCAAAAGCCAGATTATAATAAAAAATCCCGCCAGGTAGTTGGAAGCGAACCTTAGCGGGATTGGAAGCACTATTAGAATAATGATATAATTAAATATAAACAATTATTTTCGCATTCCCAACTCTTTTAATCTTTTATTTAAAAATTCTTGAGATTGTTTATATCTATTGTATAGTGGTAAAATATCTGCTACTGGTACTAGCATACCGGTAACATCTAAATCTGTTTTGTTGATGATAGGACTTTCTTTTATTTCTAGTTCTACTCTGTTCTTATATATCCATTTGAGGAAATGTGTTGGAAATTCAAATACTAGTTCTCCAACATTGATACGCCATATATCTGCTTCAGTTGAAGCAATACCACTTGGGTATGTTATCTTATCTCTTTTTGTGCAATTAAATTCTATAAATAAATTATATCTAGCATTATCACATGATTTTAATTCAATTGTAGTTGAGAGTACTTTATTTAGTGCATTAACACTAGATTGCTCTTTCTTTGAGAATAGATTATTTTCATCTACTTTAATACCAGCTTTAGATAAATCAACATCATAGCGGTAATCATCATTCATTTCAATAGTATTCATTAGCTTCCTTTTACTAATAAATACTTGTATAAAATAAAAAAGATTATAAATTATTAAAAATCTATATAAAATTCTTCTAGTA